CGGTTATGATAGATCTGACCTAGCTCGTACCGGGCCTCCAGGGGAGCAAATCTTGATACCTTATCCGATATGGGTTTTACTCCCCGGACGTTTAAAGACGTTTGGGCCGAAAGCTGCTGGATCAGGGCTTTTTGGTAATTGACTTCTTCAATGGCCACGATAGACGGCTTCCATTTGGCCGCCATCTGACTGATAAAAGTAATCTGCTCAGAGAATGATCCGCGGATTCGTTGGACGTCTAGCACGTGCAGTATTCCTTCTCGATCTCTGCCCATAACCGCGCCAGCCGTATAATCGGCTGTCTCTTTTTCAGATATCGCAAGATCTACACCTAGTGATATGTTAAGCTGTGGTTGTGGTGGTGTGCGGTCCTCGTACTTTAGCCAGGCCCGCTGGATCCTTGTGGCCCCCGCGCCAATAAACTGACATTCATATTCTTGTGCGACCCAAGCATTACCGCGCTCTAAGCGTTCTTCCTCGATGAAGGCAGGATCGATCCGGGGGCACTGTTGCCACGGAACTTCGATCTTCTCCCAGCCTTTGCTTTTGGCCCAGGTGTCGAAGAAGAATCCTTGCTCCCCCCGCGGGGTGGACATGAGCACAAGTCTGCCCCTAGAGACTGCCAGCATGGGCCTGACCGCGCCATAAAGCTCGTCCGGTATTGCTGCCGCCTCATCCAAGATGAGGAGGGTTACAGCGGATATACCCCTAATCGTCTTCTCTGAACCGGGGAGGGCCAGGACCCTCGAGCCATTGGCGAACCTTACTGAGAGCTTAGTATCGCTGTCCAGCTTGACATTCTTGTCTACCATGTCGAGGAACTCAGCGAATTTCAGCATGAGTTCCTGTGACTGTCGGAGAGACGGCGAGTCTAGGACTATTGTGCTCCGTGGCTTATGGATGGCTTCCCACAGCGCCAGGATTGCGGCGGTGGAGCTTTTGCCAGACTGTCTTGAGCAGTTTAGGCATAGACGAGGGTGAGTGGATCGGAGGAAGTTTGCTTGCCACGGATCAGGTGTGGTGTTCAGATAATAACGAGCGAAGACGACAGGATCTTTGGCGGCTTCCAAACGAAGGACGTCCTCAGCCGCTTTGATCGCTTCTAGTTTCGTTGAGAATTGTGAGGAGTTCTTTGAGTCTTGCATCTGCCTCAGCTTCCGAAAGGGACTCGATTGATCCCGCCATCCTAGACGTTGGATCATCCCCCGCCAGTTCAAGCTCTGCTTTCAGGGCTTTGGCTGCCATGTCGGTAGCCTGATGATGCCAGTTGATGACTTGACCAGGAGAGGCTTTGCGTTTGACCGGCTGGCCATTCTCGTTCACGGAACCGTATTCGTCGCCCACCTGCCAGTCCAAATGCTGCCAGGCCCTCATCTTGATCTTGTCTATTAGGTCCAGGCTCTTTATGATCTCGATTTTGGCGGATTCTCGGCGGCTGTCGTGGTTGGCAGCACGTTCCTCCTTGGATTCGGCTACCAGGTCTTTCAGGTCCCAGACGGCTATCTTGTAGCGGCTGATTGTCTTGGCCTTCTCGGGGATGCCCAGTCGCTTGGCGATCGATGCCGGACTCTCCTTGCGTCCGAACCCTTCCTCTACTTGGTCAATGTACTCTGCTATCGATTCAAACGCCATTGGACATCACTTTGGACAATTGGACAAATTTGGACAAAAAGCCACTTAGGAGACTCGAACTCCTGAACAATCGGTTACAGGCCGATGGCAATGGCCGCTATGCGAAAGTGGCTGGTCGGTGGCCAGGGAAAGGAGGGAGAGGAACCCTGACCACCGTCAGGGAACTAGGAAGCCTTTCTTGGGTTTGGCGTGGCGACGCATGCGCTCTTCGCGGATGAATTGCTCCAGAACATCCAGGTCGTAGTTGCTCCAGTCTTTCAGGATATCTGCCCACCAAATATCGCTTCGGCGCATGGTAAGTTCCCTTCAGAGCAATAACAAGGAGCCCTCTTCGGCCATCGAAGGCCCGAGGGTCAGCGTAGTCCTTTTTCCGTACCGCCAATTTGTACGGCTTGCACAAATGGATGATTAGGAATGTGGCGGGCCACACGGGAGATATCAGAAGCTAAGAAGAGTATGTGGTCCGCCGGATTATGCGATTCTCCGTTTCCCGATCACCTTATTAACATCGGAAATGTTAATTCCAAGTCGATTGGCTATTTCAGACCGGCTCATTCCACCACGGAATGGGCCTCTGCCATACATTTTTTTGATAATATCCATTGGAACGTTGTCTGCACCTTTCCAGAAGGTCGCAGACCGACGAGTATCAGAATTCATAGTCGATGCCCCTTACTCAGGCCCGGTCATCGATGGCTAATCGCACACCCCCGCTTTTAACGGGCGGTCTGGATTAATCCAGCCGTCATACCCGCGACATCTTTCGCAGGAAATGTTTGGTGTACCGTTGAGTTTCCTTTGGCTTTTTGCCAAAAGGCTTTCCATCATTCCAGATCCGACAATCGCAGAATGCAAACCCCCTTTCATCGGGCTTGACGATCTGATGACATTCGGGGCAAGTGATATGACCGGTGGCCAATTCCACAACCTTGCCATAATCTTTTCCTGGGATGATCAGACATGCTAAACATTTATATTCGTTCCAGGCCTGATTTACCCCCCGAAAACCGCGGGAGATACGATGAATTGATCCGTCGGTCGATAGGAGGGATTTCATCACATATGGTGTGTGTCGATAATATTATATATATGAAATAGCACCAAATCGGTGCTAAAGTCTCAATCTAACCACCCTCCTCCACCCTACCCTTCGTTTGGAGGAATGTTTCCCTTTCTCGTCTATTGGCATTTTCTCTACCAGACCCAATTCAGACATTTCTACCAGGTCGCGCCTTAACCTGCCCTCCGGGCGGTCAAGTTTCTCCGCCAGAACCGGTATAGATATAGCATGATCCGGCATTGAATTCAGTATCCGCTTCATCATAGCCGTGCTAGTCAAATCGACCACTCCCACCCTCGCCCGTCTGCGCTTTTTCGCCTGTTTACGCCCTTATATTTGAAGACCCTCGACAGCAGCACCAAGACCCTGCTGTGCCTGAAGCCCAGGCCGGTTGCAACGTCCCCGGTTCTGTGCCATCCGGGGTGCGCTTCCAGCCACTCAACCACATGCCACTGGCCCAGCTAGACCGCCTCCCTCATTATCGGTGAGAGCTGCTTTTTCTCCTCCTGTAGCTCTTGCTCTTTTGAGACCAGGATGTTTATGGCCGTCCGGATGCCCCGGATCTGGTCCTCGATCAGATCCAGCTTCTTGCCGTTCTTGTAGCGGGTGGAGAGCTGGTTGCGACGGGCCAGCTCCTCCGGTGGTAACGTTTTGTGGATGCTCATAATTTCGCCCCCTGACTGAGCAGCCTGACCCGGATGGACTTTGGTTTGTAGTAAAGCCTCTCAGCGAAGAGGATATCAGAGATCTCTTCGGGTGTCTTTCCGGTCTGGTGCAGATCCCACATACGAAGGTCAAGCTCCTTCCGGGATATCGCGACTGGTTTATGGCGATCGTCTATTGCTTCAGCCTCTTGTGACTCTTCTTCTGCCGCTGGCCCATCGTCCTTTTCGGGCTCTGGTTTGGCCTCCTTTCTTTTCATCTTGGCCAGATAAGCAGCCCGTGCACGTATTTTGGTCCACGGCACATGCTTGCCTTTCTTTTCGAGCTCTGCGGCAATATCCAGCACGCCCATGCCCTCACCCAGCATCCGGTCCACTTCGGCCAATGTCTCGGGATCGAGTGGTTTGGGTTTCTCAACTGTCCGGGATTCCCGGATAGTTGCCACTTCATCTGGTTTCTTTTCCTGTTCTGGTGGCTTTTCGGGATTGATCGGTTCTGCCTCCTGGAGAGGTTCGGTCTCAGTTTTTGGGGGATGATCTATGTGGATGGATTCGGAGGCTAATATCCCCCCCACGAATGGCTCGATGTGACCTATTTGATCGAGATTATTGAGACGGTACATCCCATGCTGTGGCATCTGCTTTTCTCTCAGAACACCGGCTGTGGGCGAATCAGATGGCTCAACTATTAGGGAATTCCTAATAGTTGCATTGGCATACCTATGCCGCACCGCGTCTATCGTGGTGCCGCAGATTTCTGCTATCGTCCTCCAGGTTCGCACCTTCCCGTCCGGGCCTGGGGTGTCCCTCAGCTCGATCACACGGGCTGTGAGGGCTGCGCTCTCGTCTGGTGTGTGTATGCCATGCTCTGTGCTGGCTAGATCGATGATAGAGTTGATATGCTGCCTGATGTGGGGCACGGCTTCGAGCTTCTCCAGGGGGATAGAACCTGATGGGGGAAAGATCAAGCGGAAGATTTGGGTTTCTATGGGGATCATTTTATTCCACCTCTTCGTCCGCTCGCCGCTCTTCGATCAGGCCTTCCAGCAGCAGAGCATAGTTGATCACATCCGTGATCTTCTCGCTGAGCAGTGCGCTTTTAGGGATCATCCCTTTGTGCTCGATATCCTCAATGATATCTCGGATGGACACTATGTGCTTAGCCCACATACCGAGCAGTGCGGTCTCCGGCTCGATGTCTTGTAGTGCTGCAGCCACCTTGAAATTGTGGAGCCTATCGGATGTTGCATATTCGCTCGCCTTTGCATTCAGTACTTGGTGGCAGTAACCCAGGCGGGCCACTACCAGCTTATCGAACTCAGCTGCGTTCATCTCAACCCCCAGCCCGTGTTCTGGTGGGCACTCTCCTTCGTTATGTTTTCTAGTGCCCGCAGCCGTTTTTCGATGG